AGTTGCATACAATGGATTAAAGAGTGGTAAAAATCCAGATGTTTCTTTTTGGAAAGACAGAGACGCAAGAAGACCATATATGATTCATGCTGAAACAAATGTATTATCACTTTTTTCAAGAAATGAATGTCGGCTTATTGCCGTAACGATGATGCCTTGTTCATGTTGTGCTAGAATGATTTGTGCATGGAATATACCCGAAGTGGTATATTTCGAGGAATATAATAACATCGAATCGAAATACAGTATGGATATATTTGAATTCTATGATGTTAAAATTACAAAATTGGAAAATTGATATGGCATCTTTAAAACAAAAGAAATTACAGAAATTTGTTGAGATAGCAAAAGCGATGCAACCAATACACCACTCTTATCCAACGATAAGAACATTTCATGTGACATTTGCTATACATAAACAGAGAACAATTGCTATCGGAATCAATAATTACAAAACACACCCAAATATAAAAAAATTGAATTATCAATCCGAGGAAGGTGAAGACTTGCGAGATATCGCAAGAGTTCATTCCGAATTCAATTGTATTTCGAAATTACAAAATAAAATAGATACCGAAAGTTTTGATGATATTGTTTTTGTGAATATACGTCTTGACAGAATGGGAAATGTGAAGTATTCTAGGCCGTGTAATGGTTGCACCCACCTAATGAATCAAGTGGGTTATAAGAAAATATATTATTCTGGTGACTGTGGAAATTTTTTCGAAATGGAAAAGAAATGAAAAAGAAATATCGTAAATTAGAGCAATTAAAAGAATTTGCCAAAAGTTATAAAAGTTCTGAAACGAATCTTAACAATAATAAAAAAAATTTGTTAAAAAGTAAAGAAGGTATTGCCAATCTCACTGAAAGCTCATGTATTCGTCCAGATATATATCTCGATAATGCTAGAAATTGCGATGGTTGTCCTTACTTTGATCATTGTATTTGTTCCATCAAAAGTTTAGAGAAAAAAAGAAAGAAAAATAATTATGAGTAAAAATTATTCAAACCAAGCTGGTAAAGGCGATGCTTATCGTCCCGTTGATAAGAAGAAATACGATGAAAATTTTGATGAAATTGTTTGGAAAATAGAGAAGGAAAACAATGAAAAAACTAAAAAAAGTGGAAAAATTACATTTTTGTACAAATAATTGATATATCATGTCTTTTGTTATTTTTGACAATAAAAAATGGAGTGACATTTTAAAACATTACCCAAAACCGTGTGATGATATTAAAGAAGAGATATGGGAGAAAACTAGAAATTTTTATATTTTAAAAAATATTGATTTATCCGAAGCTTCTAAAGATTTTGATGATTTGAGAAAAATGAAAACTTCAGATCTAATAAAAAAATCAGATTTATTTTCGAGATATGAATATAAATGGAATTTGGGGGATACGTACATTGATTTTTCAAATATTGGAAACAAGTCTTCTAATTATTTTCATCAAGAGAATCGATATAAATGTGATTCCATTAATGCACCATCTCCATATAGGACATGGTATGATAAAAAGTTTTTTTTCACTCTACTTAATGCTCTTTGGACACTTAAAGTTAAGGAAGTAAATGATGATACTCTTAGAAGTTGTATAGCATTGAGAAAATATATAGCAAGCCAGTTCAGACCATCCGCTGCAAAGACCGTGTATGAACATTTTCAGGCTAAAAATGTTTTAGATTTTAGTGCTGGTTGGGGCGATAGATTATCTGCTGCGATGGGAACAGATAACTTGGAAAGTTATATTGGGATTGATCCAAATAAAAAACTTTTGGAGGGGTATGATGGTCAAATAAAACATTTTAACAAAAAAAAGAGAATAGAGTTATTAATGGAACCCGCAGAAGATATTTTAGGTAGTTTAAATTACCAACCAGATTTAGTTTTTACAAGCCCACCTTATTTTGTGGTGGAAAGATACTCTACCGAATCAACTCAATCTTGGAAAAGATATAAAAAGTTAAACAATTGGTTATCCGGTTTTCTCTTTCCCGTAATTGAAAAAAGTTGGAGTATTTTGAAAGAAGGTGGACATATGGCTATTAATATTAGCGATGTTTATTGCAATCATACTATAAACAAAATATGCGATCCAATGAATGACTTTATTTCAACATTTAAAAATAGCGAAAAATGTGATAATTTAAACTATAGAATGGCTAAGAGAATAAACAGTAAATCAGAGAAAAAAGGAATTTTCGTTGAGCCAATTTGGGTTTGGAAAAAAATAAAATGAAAACACTACAAGAAACGTTAGAAAACTGTTTATATGATGATGAAACGGTTAAATTAGCAGATGGATTTGAAGATGCATTTGTCGGTATTGGCAGACAATTTGGAAAACCAATGGCCGTTTATAATAAATTCAAATGTATCGAACTCTTAATAAAAGAAGGAATGGATGAAGAAGAAGCAGAAGAATATTTTCAATATAATGTTGAAGGTGCATGGGTTGGGGAAAACACACCAATATTTTTAGAAACACTATGAAAATAGAATTACCTAAATCTTTTGTTGAACTTGGTCTAATTAAGTTTAAAGAACCTATGTATATTGATCTATATCATGTAGATCGTCATAATCATCTAGCTTATTTTGAATGGGACTTTGGAATGGATTGTAAAGTATTCTTGGATTCTTGGATTCTGGAAAGTAGAGCACCGAAAGGAATTAAAAATAAAGTTTTAATGCAAATTCAGTATGATCTTGGTCATGCTTTCTTTCATTATGAAGGAGATCCAAACTATACATATTACCATTGGGCATTAAAAGCATGGCTAAAAGATAGAGTTGATTTGGATGAAGATTTTGGACAAGATTCATACTACAAATAATTGTTGACATTTTATTATTTTTACAGTACCCTTTAATAAATGAAAAAGAAAAATAAACCATCTAAAAAAGTATCCATAGAGTTTGATGAAAGACATCTTGGTACTCTAGCAAATGCATTAGAAGTCTATTCTAGACTTCGTTCTGGTCAAATCAAAATAGCAATGGATACTGCATTTTGGGATAAGGATCTAACATATCAAGATGGAGAAGTCCTTGAAAGCATGGTGAGAACTATTGTTTTCCATAAAGAAGAAGAACTAATGAAAAATCGAAATTGTTATTATGGTATTGGTTGCGAAAAAATGAAAGATGGAACAGTTGCATGGGAAATTAAAAAGACCATAGAACAATATCTACACTACCAAAGAAATGATGGTTACAGGAAAATTTGTGATGTTTCGGGAAACGGAGGATTTCAAAGTTCTGATGTTCCTATGCCAAAAATCATAGAACCTTCTCGTATGTTGTCGGAATTTGCTTATTGGAAACCACAAAAAGAATTCAGAATTCCGCAAAGATATCAAGATAGGGTAGATAAAGCAATGAAAGATAAAGACTTTACTTTAGTTTGGGAACTGGTAGACAAATCATTTAAGAATAGTTTACCAAAAGGTTCTAGTTCTAAAGTTCAAGAAGTTGCTGGAACTTACTATGTAGTAATTACAGAACCTTATAAAATGGATTGATGATGGAAGATTCTATAATAAAAGACACAGTTTTAATTCTAAATAAACATTGGATTCCTATCAATACTACAACACCTAGGCATTCTTTTGCTTTGATGTATACGAATAATGCAAAAGGTATATTGGTTGAAGAGGATAAGGTTATCCCGTTGGAATGGGATGAATGGATTAATGTAAACCTAAAAGAAAAGGACAAAAGAATTAAAACCGTTAAAGGATATATAAAAATTCCGAATATTATAGTGTTGAATTATTATGATAAAATACCAAGACAGACCATAAAGTTTACTCAGAAAAATTTATGGGAAAGAGATAATTTTACTTGTCAATATACTGGTAAAAAAGTAACAAGAACGAATGGTAATATAGATCATATTATTCCTAGATCGCAAGGAGGAAAAACCTCTTGGGAGAATTGTGTGATTGCTCATAAAGAAATCAATGCAATAAAAGCCGATAGAACACCAGAACAAGCAGGATTAAAATTACTTAAAAAACCATCTGCTCCAAGAATTATGCCAGTTTCTTTTTATATTAGAAATAAAGAAGAAGTGAAAGATTGGGAATTATTTTTAAATTGATTATGGAAAATATTATTGAAGAAATCACACAACTAACAGAAGAATGGTATTTTTTGATAGGAAAAGATCACCATAAAGATCGTGATTGTCATTGGTATATAGAAACCAAATGGAGTTATGGACATCCTCCTATCTATACAATTCAACATCATGGTTATATTCTTGACAGAATAGAAGAAGAATTTGCTTCATATGAAAAAGCATTGACTGTTTTAAGAGACACCTTAAAAGAAAAAATAGAAGAAGAGAAAAAATCTCAAAAAGAAAACGAAGAAGATGGATGGTAATAAATTTTAAATTACATTTTTTTGTGCTTCTAATGCTTCATCTAATGTTTTAAATGTTCCTAAATATTTGTATTTTTTATCAATCTTGACTGGGGAATATGTTACAAATTTTTGATTAAAATCTTTTTTTATTCCTTTACTTACAGTCTCTAATTTATAATTTAATCTTTTTTCTTTTAAAATATTTTTTTGTATATTCCTTTCATCTCTATTTTTTTTATATTTTTTATATATTTCTATTTTTCTAGAAAGACCTACATTTAAATCTAAAATATCACACATTTTTAATCTATTTTTTATATCGGTAAATTCAAAAACGGAATATCCGTGGATTTGTTTTTTGTGGGTTTCATGTTTAGATACTCTATCTTTTCTATAGATAGCAAATTTTATATTATTTTTATTACAAAAATCTTCTAAAAAATCCCAATTTTGACTTTTTGAACCGTTAAAGCCAACTCTAAAACCATTATTTTTATCTAATGATATGCTACCATCTCCATCTAAAAATCCCTTTATGAAAAATGGTTTCATATTGTCTGCAATATCAAAATATAAAGGACAACCATCATTTTTTAAATGAAATTTATATTTTTCAAAAAACATCAAAAATTCTTGTTTGTAAAGTCTTACGTGAGACTGTGTATTTTTCGAATTTTTTCTTTTTCTAGTTTTATATTTTTCAAAACCTATATTTTCTAAATAACTCCAAATATTTAAAAAATCATCCGTTTTTATTTCAAATGAAAACTCATACGTATTTTTACCTTTGCCAAAGTAAGCGTCAGCCCAAAAAAATCCTAAAATATAACAACATTTTTCTTGATTTAAATCCAATATCATATATAATTACTTATCATGGATACCACGCTTTCTATTAAAAATTTAAATAAAAACAAACCATTATTGTTTTTGGGGGATCATCATGGAGAATGGAATTTTGTTTTTGATATTATAACATCTAAAAAAATAGAAAATTGTTATATTATTTGTGTTGGAGATGGTGGAGAAGGATTCATTTCAAAAGACAAACAATTGAGACAGTTTGACATTTTAAATAATCGTTTTAAAAAATACAATATAGAATACAAAAGCATAAGAGGAAATCATTCAGACCCATCTTATTTTCAAGGACTTAACAGAGTTTCATTAAGTAACTTTGAATTGATAGAAGATTATACCGTAATGGAATATGATGGCAAAAAAATTCAATTTATTGGTGGTGCGGTTTCTATTGATAGAACATCTAGAACCGAAGGACGATCTTATTGGGAAGACGAAATAGTTAATTTTGATAGAGAAAAATGCAAAGAAGTAGATATTCTCATAACTCATACCACTCCTTCTTGGTGTTTTCCACAGCAGTTTAATGAAATGGTATATGGTTGGGCAAGAGAAGATGCTTATCTAATTGAAGATCTTACTGATGAAAGAGCAATAATGGATGAAATTTTTAAACTATGCAAACCATACCTTCATCTATATGGTCATTTCCATAGTTCTTGGACCGAAAGAGTAAATGGATGTGTGCATAAACTTTTGGATATTAATGAAATTTGGGAGATGCGTAATGATTAGTTTAAAAAGAATAAATATTATAATGAAAGAAGTAGTTACTGCTACAGAATTTTCTATCTATAATTCTTCGTTATATAAAGAATTCGTAGAAGAAAGAGAAGAAGTATTAAAGCATAAATGGTTGGAGAGTGAGAAAAAAGGCTATGATATTGGTTATAGTAATGCTCTAATTGATTGGATTTTAAGGCATAGAAAAAACTGGAGAAATTATAAAAAAGATGAAAAATAGAACAAAAAACATATTAGCAGCAATAACATTTCTATTAGCATCGATTTTTTATTACTGGTTGATGGTTGTTTTAAAATAATATTATTAGATGAAAGTTAGTTTTCCTGTAGGAGAAGAGTTTTGCATTAGGGATTGTGTTATTGCAAACACTGATTGCAAACTAATATTTCCAATTAAACATGATATTAAATGGAACGATGAAAATAAAGTTTTCCGTTCTTCTATTTGGACTAAAGATGGAGAGCTTGTTAGTGCATCATGGAAAAAATTTATGAATTTAGGTCAGCAATTAGATTTTGAACCACTAGATATTGATTCTGATGTTGAATTTGTCCACAAACTTGATGGTTCAACTCTAATTATTTCAAAGTTTAAAGGAGAGTTGATTGTTAGAACAAGGGGAACTAGTGATGCATGTATCTTAGATAACGGCGACGAAATTCCTTTTTTGAAACAAAAATATCCTTTAATTTTTGATAATGATCATCTTAACACTGAAGAGTATTCGATTGTTTGCGAATGGTATTCTCCAAAAAATGTTATTGTTGAAAGAGAAGCAGAAGAACCAACTCTTTGGCTTACTGGTGTAATAAAACATGATGACTATTCTTATTTGTTACAAAAAGACCTAGATGTATTTGCTTCGGAGTGGGAAATAGAAAGACCTATTCGTTATCAATTTAATTCACTATCTTCCATGATTGAATCGGTTAATCAATGGAAGAAAGGAGAAGGAATTGTAATTTACGGAAATAGTGGACAGATTCTTAAAAAAACTAAGTCAGATCGTTATCTTCTTTTACATCGCATTAAGTCTACCTTGAGCAATGAAAAGAATTTAATTGATTTTTACATTGAAAAAGAAATGCCATCTTGCGAAGATTTCAGTAAAATAATTGAAACAGAATTTGATTATGAAATCGCAATTCAATTAAAAGAAGAATTAGAAAAAATTTGCGAAGCGGGAGAAAAAGCAAGAAAATATATTGACCATATCCTAGAAGTAGTGCATGATATCCGTACTGTAAAAACAAGAAAAGACCAAGCTCTAATGATCAAAAGAAATTTTAAAGAAAATTCTTCATTTGTATTTTCCGTCTTAGATGGTAAAATAATAACAAAAGAACAGTGGACAAAACTTATAAATCAAAATTATGAAAGCTAAAGAACTAATTGAAGTATTACAAAAACTAGATCCAGAAACACTCGTGCTTGTTAATGGATATGAAGACGGTTATGCTATACCCACAGGAACAAAACAAATGGAAGTATGTGGTCCATTTAAAAAAGAATGGTACTATGGAGAATACGACGATTGTAGGGAAGCAGAATTGCTAAAAACCAAAGCAATCATTATATCAAGGTGAATTATGAAATGTTGTTATTCGGATAAATATAAATATGAAAAAAATATTTTCGTTGTTGATGGGTTGTATTATTTTTACATCCTGCACGAATACCCCTAAAAACTCAGAATCTTGGATGGCAAATCAAAAAAATGCCTGTCTTCCGACAGCAATTGCCTTTCGAGAAGGCTTGCAAAAATATGATGTTTGGTCAGAAGTTCTTAGGTATGAATGGATTGACAAAAAGACCTTGAAACAAAACGGTCACGCAATTGTAGTATATATGTACCCAAAAGGACAAAATAAACTTTGGACATATGACTTTTGGGGCAGTTATAGAGTTCGCGCATTTAAAGATAATCCTCTACAGATTGCAAAGGAAGCAGTTAGAGTTAGATATGAGGATAGAGACGTTTATTTTGCAGAATTTATAAAGTAATCTTAAAAAAAAAGGACTTCCTAAACACTAAGTAATAGCGTACATAAAGTACGCAGACAACTAAACAATTTTTAAAATATTATGGCAAACATTAAACTATTCGGAAACACTAAAATTCAAGGCAAAGCTTTCTTTGATTTATCAGAATCGGCTCCAGAACCAACTTATTCTATCGAAAAAAGCGTAAGTTCTGTAGACGAAGGAGCTTCTGTTACTTTTACTCTCACAACAACAAATGTAGCAAACGGAACTTCGGTTCCTTATACAATCACTGGCATCTCTGCTGCTGATATAACAAGCGGATCATTAACAGGTAACTTCACAGTTAATAACAACTCTGCAACAGTTACTATTACAGCAACTGCTGATCAATTAACAGAAGGTGCTGAAACAGCTACCTTAACACTCGATAACGTAGCAGATTTTGATTCTGTAACTGTAAATGATACTTCCTTAACACCGTTTTCTCCTGATCAAATTACAGGATTAAGAGGTTGGTATGATTATACAGAAGGGACATATTCCGAAGGGGGAAATGTGTCTCAAAACAGTATGAATATACTTAGATGGGAAAATAAAGTAGGTAATAATGGACATTTAGAGCAACCTACATATTCTTTGCAGCCAATATATAGAGGGGATCATATAGAATTTACAGCAGATTCTATGTTTGCTAATTTTGGTTCCAATATTTCCGCAGCAAGAACTTATTATATTATATTGAAAAAACCAACTGGTCTTACTTCTAGTATATTAGCATCAATTCCCGGTCCTCCTCCGTCATCGAGAAGGAATTCGTTAATGTATAGTTCTGCTAATGGGAGATATCAATTATCTCAAGGAACTCCAGTTTCTACAACCTCTTTATATACTGATACTTTTGATAGATATTTGATACTAAGCACATCATTTAATGGCGTTGGCACAGGCAGAATACGCATTAACGATGGTTCGGTTGTAAACGACCAAATAACAGGTCTTGGCAACAATTTCGAAGCTTCACCAATTTTATATTTAGGTGCAACTAGTGGTGTATTAACAACCAAGGTCAAAGAAATCCTTTTCTATGAAGGTGCTCATACAACCGACCAAATTGCAAATGTTATTAACTACTTGAACGCTAAACACCAATTATACTAAAAATTTATGAAAACAAAAACATTTAAATCATCAAAAGAACAATATATCCAATTCCAAAAAGATGTTGATGCACAATACATTGATATCATTAATTCCGGAAGATGCGAAAGAATTCTTCCTCTTGTAGAAGATATGGAAGTAGACGAAAATAACGATATTACATTCACTTTGGATGAAGTTATTTTAGATCTTCCTGAATTTTCTCAATTTGAAGAAAGACTAGTAAACGTATAAAGTTTCGGTAATAAAACATAATATTCCCTATCTGGGGTTCAAACCTTCAGATAGGGTTTTTTATTGACATTATTAAAAAAGAAGCTAATATAGATGGATGTATTTTAATATAACATTAAGAAACTTTTGCAAACCAAGAAAAGAGTTTAAAAAATATTTTTCATTTTATAAACAACTTTCCAAATATAAAAATATAGAATTTGAAACATTTTATTCGGGAGATAACATTTTTCAATTTGAATTAGATTTTTGTCCAATTGCAAAA